AAAATTCGAAAATCTACCGTAGGTTTCTTATATGCCTTAAAGGTTATTTTTCCAGCTGCCACCCCGTTTGGATTACATATAAGATACCCGGCGGCCTTATTCCATGCTTTCACCTGATCCAGAATTGCATTCTCTGGCACATATACCCCAATTACTTTGATATCATCGCCCTCCAATACCCCAGAGACAGTTACTTCCTGGCTAAAAGGATAAGAACTGCTCCATCCTGCTGCCGTTAAAGTCAAAATCCGGTGAGTTCTTTTTATATAGATACCATCATGATTATGGTTCTTTGCCGCTGCATCTGCGATTCCGTATCCGGCCAGTGTTGTAGGATTTATGCCCCCCGTTACATGTCCCTGGACATTAACTGTAACACTTCGATATGTTCCGGCCATAACTCCGGTGTTTGGATGAACATAATTATTAGAGTTGCTGGCAATCCCATTTAACTTTGTTTTATCTGCCGCTGACATCAAACCAGCTGTCGACACAGTGGCAATATCATATGTAGTGTTCGTATCTGCCGCCCAGACCGCAGTGCCATCCGATGACCATTTTAAAAACTGTCCGGAAATTCCTCCAGTAGGAATATGCTTGTTACCTGAAGTAGTCGGGTGTGTATAAACCGTATCAGTAAACTTTGCTCCTGCTGGCACGTCTGCATTTATTGTATGTTTATTTACTGTGGCTGCATTTCCTCCATTGGCTAAACGCGAGTCACTGAGTCTGGCATCATTTCCCTGGCATACAGTCCCCTCAGTGCTCCCAAAGTCCTTATTGAATGCTGATTTCTTGGTAAAGACAGGTTCTGCTCCCAGCTCACCGGCTGTCGGCTTATTCGCCTCCGTATACACCCGATACCAATTTCCCCAATTATTGTAATAGTTTCTCATATACTTTTTGGGATTTGTTATTGCATATTCTGTTACCTCCTGGTATATACCAGCATGCTTACCAACAATCATAAAAAAAGCAGAAGCCGATGGACAATTGTTCAATGTAGCGGACGTTGCATTTGTTGGACAGGAATACAGTCCGGGAGCAGTAATTGTATTTAAATCTGCATTTGCCGTCAAACTATTAACATTTAAGTAATTTGCATAAGAGGCCGTCCCTCCGTTTGCCGGCAACGATGCTGGAAAATCTGTTATTTGTAACTTCGTGTGGGTATGCACAGGCAGCGCAGTAAGTGCACTGTTCCATTTATCCATCAATGCCTGGGTGATCTTATCCAGTACAGTTTTATTGGCATGGGTATGATTCTGGCTCGTATCCACGTCAGCAGCTGTAATATATCCAATATCATTGGCAAACTGTGACAGCTTTGCCGGCATATCCGTAATTTGGCTCTTCGTATGAGTATGTACTGCTGGCGGAAACGAAGAAGGTATATTTTTAATATAGGCATCAGATGCCGAATCTTTTACAGCCCAGTCAGACTGTATATTAACTTCTGCACCGGCTGCGATCCCCGATAATTTTGTTTTTTCGGCCGTCGTATAGTCATTGGCCGACAATCCCTTTCCAGACACCTTGTCAACCTTATTACCAACTGTATTCCAGGCATCCATTAACGTCTGCGTGATCCCATCCAGAATACTTTTATTGGAGTGAGTGTGCTTTTTACTATCCGCATCATTCCAATTCGTTCGCTCCAATACGGTAATATGTTTGATCGTGTCGCTCACATGGGTATATGCCATATTCCAGTTATCTGTCACTGCCTGCGTAATCTTATCAAGAATGGATTTATTGTTGTGGATATGTTTCCTGCTGTTCGCATCGTCATAGGCTGCCTTGTCTTCTTTACTAAGAAGACCATCAACGCTATGAGTTGCTTTTGGTATCGCATTCGCTGAAATGGCAATCCATACCGTCCCATTCCATCTATAAGTATAATCCGTATCCTTGACATTAACCGTCCAGCCATCCTCGGGATCCGGATAAACAGCGGCAATATCTGAAAAAGTATCAACCGCCTCTTTCCAGTCAATAGCCGTTTCCAAAGCGCTGAATTTATTATCCACTTCATTGCGGGAGTATTTATCGTCCCAGTTTGGTTTGTTGGCTGCAATCGTATCCCTGATAGACTTCTCTATCGTAACTGCTCGGGCGGTTTCTGACTTAATACTGCTTTGCAGTTCCAGCTCTTTCGTCTCCGCACGTGCCGCTTCTGCAGTGATATGATCCGCATTAGCTTTTTCAGCCGCCTTTGCCCTGGATACCTCTGACTGCATGTTTTCTGTCAGGACTTTCTCTGCCCCTTCCGCTCTGGCGGTTTCTTCCTGCAGGTTTTTCGTCAGTTCCGCCTCTGCTCTTTCTGCCCGGCTCATCTCGTTGGCCAGATCCGCCGCTATCCTTTCCTCTTCCGCCGTCGCACGTTTCTCCTCTGCATTAAGCGCCGTCTGAGTTTCTACAGTCTTTTCCTGTACCAGGTTAATATCTTCTGCTTCTACAGTATCTCCATCGGTCTCATAACTGATATACACCACAGGCGCATCTGAATAAAGGCGGATACTCTTTTTCCATGGCATCAGGCCAGGTGTTGAGAGTACATAGGACTCTATCCTCTTCCCCGTCAGTTTTGGGCCGGTCCATATGGACAGAGTAGCAGTATTGATGTTATCATGGGCCAGCAATGCTTCGTACACACCATCAACTGGCCGTACCTCCTCTTCAATTACATAGATATTTCCATCCACTTTATTCAGTTTCTCTGTAAAACTGCTAACCTCCATTACTGCATCACCTCCAGAATCACGGTTCCAGCAACTGCTATTTCCTTCTCATCCAATTCAATATTCCGCATCTGGCCATTCAGCTTCAACTCTACAAAATCTTCCACCCCCGTCACACCAAGAAGCAAATTACCCGTTCTTGCCAGACTAACATAAGAAATCTCAAATGCACCACTTCGCAGGTAATCTGTAAAATCCCTGAGAAAGAGTTCCTGCACAGTTCCCAGATTTACTCCATTTTGAAGTCTTACCTTTGCGGTCACACTGACACTCTTTTCCACAGCAGAAACCACAGTCACATCTGCACCGATCGGCCGTTTTCCCTCAATATGCTCTTTTACCTGTTCAACCAGCTCTGTTCCGGCAGCCGAACGGTCTGCATCAGCAATCACAACCTTCACAGTACCCGGCCCTAATGCCAGCGGATAAATTTTAGCAGCCCCCACGCCGGGACATTCCATAGTCCAGTTATAGTAATCATATGCATTCCCACTGGTGGAAGGCTTCTGCACCTTAAAAAGAAATCGTTCTCTAAGCGCATCCGTCGTTTCTTCTTCATTTCCTTCAAGAAGTACCTCTGTTAACTCCGCATGTGTGAGGTCTGGAATATAATCAATTGGAATCAGAGTACCCAGAAATCGGTTTCCAATTGCTCCTGGCGTCTCACATTCCATACGGTATATCCTTTCGCTGATCTTTTCTGTTACGGTATAGTTCAGTGTCCCAAGTGAAAATCTTTTACCTGATTCAATATCTATGTTAAACTCCCCTTTTAACACAGCCCTCGTCGCCGGATAAGGAATGATGCCCCACTCCGCGCAGCGCCTGATTAAATTATCCCGGTCTGCAGTCCCGGCGAAAACCTGTTCCAGTGCCCAATCCAACTCTATATACAGATTCTGCATTTCTACGGCTGCAGGCGCCATGGCGTCATAAATAACAGACCCTTCCCTTTTGTCCATGTAATCCGGTACGCGGTCCAGCATCCGATTTAAAATCACTTCATATGTTATATTCTCATACATTAGATTTCCACCTCCTTCTGCGTATCGACTGTTCCAAACTTTGTCTGTACCCGAAATGACACCAGCAGCTTTCTTCCCTTATTGGTAAATGAAAAAGCATCAACGCTTACAATTCTGTCATCCCGCGTCAATGCTTCCCGTATCCTCTTTTTCAATTTCGACTTTGCCACTCCCAGAGACTTTCCAAATAATCCGTTCAATTCCACGCCATAATTCCAGCTATAAATCAGGCAGTCAAACCGTTCCGTATTAAGAATACAGAAAATGGTCTGTTTTACTGCTTCCAACCCATCCAACATTCCAGAAATACGCTTTATCTCTATTCCCTCTGTGTTATCAGAAACACCCATGACGTTTAACCTGTACGTTTTTGAAGGAATCTGTCGAATCTTAAAATCCTGTTTTAGAATATTACCTGTTTCCGGCAGCATGTCACACTCCTTTCTGCCAGCGGTCTACAACAAGATACCGCTGACCGCCCCGTTTCTGAATCAGCAGTACCTCGTCTCCGGCCTCTAACCCATTTTTAACAGAAACATTGACTTCCCCCATTCCAGGAATATCCATTGTCTGTATGTGGTCCGTCAGGTACTGGGGAACTATGAGCTGTGAGGCAGCAAGGAATGCATTTGGCCCCCATCGTATTTCCAGCGGCGCTGTTTTTGTCACAGTCCCCGACACAATATCGCAGGGATCCCCAGCCTCTACCGCTTGCAGGACAATCTTCCTCATGTTATCAATCCATTCTGCATCAGCCATTGATACCTACTCCTCTCAATCTTAAATCCATAGTATGGATTCCCTCATCAATCTTATGAGTCACTGATTCAATCAGCAGATAATTTTTTAATTCCATATCTTTGATATCCAGTAATACGGGGATCAGGCAGCCCGCACGCACCCTGACATCACCAAAGGCATCTTTTATATTCAGGCTCTTTGAGGGCTGATTATAGAATTTCAAATACGTTTCGGCAATGTTTTGACCATCCGCACCGCTGTCAATTGATTCGTCATATTGCAAAATTCCCCATTTATTGATATTTTCGGTGTCTTTTGTCATATAGACTTCTCTTGCATTTGTATTATTATTTTCGCAATACACTCTGATCTGATTGTAGGTGCTGCTGTCAATACTGATTTTAAAGTCATAATCCTGCGCCGTCGTCTCATCAATTACAATATCCAGCTTCATATCTTCCACATTTTTTAGTGTCAGCTTTCCCACATCATCATACAGAACGTAAATCTTTCCAGTACGAATCATGGTTAAGTCGAGAGCATTTAGGATTACATCAAAAAGTGTGCTGTTCTTTTCATTGCGCTCCAGCATCCAGCCGGTGTCCGCCAACTCTCCCGTCTGCAAGTGAAAATCACCTGCGATCATCCGAATTACTTCCCCTGCGGTAAGCCCCGTATAATTATAACTCTTCTTATTTTTCAGATACCGCAGCTGGTCATAAGCCGTTACCTTCACCAGCCCTTCGCTTCCCCAGCCCCGCTCAAAGATGAAGCCGAAGAATACCGGCGTTCCATTTACATCCAGACGAACCGCATTGCCCTCTTCAATCTTAAGCACATCATCAGGAATCAGCGTGAAGGAACATTTCCCCGGCTGTCCCTTCCGCTCCATTTCCCAGCTGATACTCCCACCCACCACTGGTTCGTAAACTGTTCGATCATTCTGGATATATAGATGTACTTCCATCTGTTCCTCCTCCTTCTATAACGGCATAGTGAGAACCCAGCCAGGTTGAATTAAATTGGGATTGCTGATTTTGTCACGGTTGAGATCATAAATCTCCCGCCAACGGTTACCGTTACCCAACCTTTTTTTAGCAATATTCCAGAGACAGTCCCCCTTCTGTACCGTGTACATTTCTGATGCCGGAAGAGTTCCTTCTCTTTTCGGAATTGAGTCTGTAGTCTCTGGAGTATCCTGATCCTCCTTAATCTTAAATTCCATAATCTTAGTTCCGTAGCTTTTATATTCCTTCATGGAAAGTGACACAGTTAGATCCAACCCTTCATTCACATCATCAGAAACACTATAATCCTCTAATGTTACATTGATGTTCGTATCAAAGAAGTCATTCCGGCCCGGACCATCACGAATTACGATGAATTCAAACGGCTCTCTGCTCTCCTTTAATGATTTAAGGTGCTCCAGGAAATCTTCTGCACAATCAATGCTGCCATCCCATACCGCACAGGGATAATTCACCTGGGGGATTACTGCTTCAATGCTGATCTCCGCCAGGCCGGGAGGCCGAACCATGTTGACCTCCTCGCCATTGATCAAAACAGACGTTTTATTCTGGCCCGGATACTTGATCGGGATTTTCTCGGGAGGAATGGGAAGACGCATGTCATCAATATATACTTCATAACCCATTATATATGGCCTCCTTCCGCAGCAGCAGAAAGGAAATCGTTTGTAAATACTGCAAGTGCCTGACCCATATCACTAAAATCCGCCTTTTTCGTAAGCGTATTGCTGTTTTTGACCTCCACCTTTAAATCTGCAAGTGTAAAACGGTTGATAATCTCCTGCTCGGCGGCATCACGCATATATTTCAATTCCTCGTCCATAACGTCCATCGTGTCAGCCATAGCGGCGGTATTAGCGGCAGTACGTCCGGTATTACCTGATATATCAGTATCATATCCTCCGAAGGTATTATCCTGCCCTGCTGTTTTCGCTGCCATATCAGCCTTCACTGATTCTATCTCAGCCTCACGTTTTAATCTGTTCTGATGCATATCATATTCCTGCCAGCGCAAATCCTGCGCCCTGCTTTTTTTAGCAGCCAGATTGGCCTCCTTCTGCGCGGCAAGGCTGGCTGCTCTCTGGCTCTTTCTTGCCTCGGCTTCTAATTGCGCTTCTGTTCCAAATTCTACATGGCCAATTAACTCAATTGATGTTCCTGTAATGCTGTTCACTAAACTTATCAGCTCATTAATACGATCAATTGCGCCGTTTATAAACTCCTGCATAATTAAAAGGCCTGACACTTTCAGATAATCCAAAATATCTAATACCCATATCCGAAACGAGTTAAGTCCCAGAAGCATATCCCCAAGACCATTCTGTATAATTACTCCTGCTGCTGCAATCATAAATTTTAACTTGTCTAACTGTGTTTTAACAGCATTCACACAGATGAGCCAGGCGATTTGTATTCCGCCAACAGATTGTACCCATTTATAAATCATATACACCACTGTTCCTATAATCAAAGCAATCCATGTTAACGGGTTTGCAAGCAATGTGGTCATTAATCCCTTAGCCGCCAAATCAGCAATCAGATTAGCTGCGGCAAAAAAAAGGATTCCTGCAGCGACTCCATAAAATACAGGTGCAATTGCCGACCAGTTTTCACTAATATACGCTGCTCCGTTTCCTATCATCTGAATAACCGGCCAAAATGCCTGCAATAACGAATTTTGAATGGTATTTATAATCTGGCCAAATGTAGCAGGCATAGAATTAAATTTATCGTTTGTCTCCTGTGCCATGTTAAGAAGAGAAGCTTTTACAACCTGGGCAGACACCTCTCCCCTCTCAGCATACTGTCTTAAAGATCCTTCTGCCCACCCCATATTCTGCTCGATCGTCCGGGCTATCCCCGGGGCTGCATTCAGTATCGAATTCAACTCTGCACCGCTCATTGTACCTGCCGCCATTGCATTTGTTAACTGTGACATTGCGCTTGCCTGATCCTGTGCTGAAGCTCCACCGATAACAAACTGCTTATTCGCCTGTTCCATGAAAGCGATCATTTCATCATTACTGCTAAAGGCACTGCCTGCATTGATTCCCATATTGGCTATGGCCGCCGCTGTTTCCATGTAAGGCGCCCTTGACCGCTGCGCGGAGGCAAATATTTTTTGATTCAGCTCCTCTGTAGACTGGGCACCATCGTTCATCATATCCAGACGTGCCGTTGTGCGTGTAACGTCATCTGAAAATGCCATTATTTTTTGAACACTAAAAGACTTTGCAATACTCTTTGCAATATTCTTAATCTTTCCTTCCAGACCGGAAGCTGCACCTGTACCATTTTTAACAGCATTGTTAAATTGATTCTGTGATGCCAGACTATTTCTAATTTCCTTCCCCGCGGAACCTACGGAATCGTCCAGTTGCTTATATGCATTATTTATCTCACCAATATCCATTTTCGACATGGCCTGACTCAAATTATCCTGTGCCCCCTGGACTTTATTTAATTTCCCCCTCAATGCCTCTAATTCATTATTGGTCTGCTCAGTCCTCAAATCAACCGGAATATTATTAAACTGCTGAAGCCGGACATGCAGCGCCTGTATACGGTTTTCTATGGAAGCCATGTCGTTTAACATCCCCGGCGGTGTAACCACCATTCTTCTGGCTTGTTCAGAAATGGTTTGTTGACTTTTATAGAGCTGCCGTGCCACCTGATCTGCCTCCTGAAATTCAGATACAAACCGTGTAGCGCCACTGTTTAAAAAAACAGGCGGAGTGGATACAGGTGACCACGAAGGTTGTTCAGCAGGTGTTGAAGCTGCTGGCCGCATTGGGATCTGCAAAGGGGCCTGCGTTTCCGTTGGTATAGCTGGAGGGATAACGGTTGACGCTGTACGGTCAAGTTCCTTCTGATAACGCACAAGTTCTACCGTTGCCCGGACAATTTCCTGTCGGGCTGAATCCATCATAGCCGTGCCTGACCCCTTATCTATTGTAACCTTGACACGTTCTAACGTGTCCCACATAACAATCAGAGACTGAGTATTACGTTCGCAGTATGAAGACATCCGCTCCAGTGCCTTGATTGATGAGCGTAAATTAGCCATGTATTTACTCCTTTCATTAAAACTATATGGGGCTGTCGCGACAGCTCCTACCTCTTCTTTGCCTTCGCCTTCTTAGCTTCCTCTTTATCATGCTCCAGCTTCAACTCCATTGCTGCTATCACATAAGCCTTTTCATACCGGCTCAATGACAAAAATTCATGAGGCCATTTATGAAGCTTATGGAGGCAATAATAAGCAATGTTTGCTTCCATATCGCCTCCATTGATTAGTTTTTTGCTTCTTCCGCCAGATCGTTCATATCAATATCGAATCCGTTGACCTCCTGAACCTTCGCCAGATAGTCATTGTACTCACCCGGATTCAGCATTTTCTTTAAAAGAGTATCACTTCCCATCACATGATAGGAATCCTGAAGTTCTTTATTAGTAAGATCCGGATACACGGTACAGGCCGCCGCCAGCTTTCCAACGTAAAGGCTGTAATCTGTTTCCGGAACAAACATTCCTTTTTTTCCCTGAACTGGCACCCTTTTTGTACAAGCCTTTTTTAACACTTCATCTTCTTCAGAAGAAATGCCTCTGATTTCCCATTTCACAGGTTTTTTATCCGCCCCCACGAAACGATTTGATACGATACACTTAACATTCTCCACCTTAATGGCATTCTGTGCCAAAAAACAGCTTAATTCACCCATATTCTTTTAACCTCTCTTCCTTTTCTACATTCCCGAAAAACCGCCAAACATCTCCGGCATCTCAAAATCTTCAAATGTAAAGTCCGCTTCTTCGTCCAAATACTCTGCGTCTGCATCAAACTTTGTCAGAATCCCTCCGTCAAGATTGCAGTCTTTCAAAATAACCGTCTGCCGTCCTGCTCCGGAGGTTGGATCCTCATTAGTCACCTGGATATCGAAATAAATATCCTCTCCAGTTTCTTTATAGCGGTACAGAAGCTGACGGAAGATACTGGTATTATAATGAAATGTTGCAGACCCGGTCCCTTTCCATCCGGTTGTTTTATTCCCTTTCCCTGTCTTACCCAGAATCGGGATTTCGGACTTCGTCTTCTCTATCTTGGCCTCCAGATTAATGGCCTGCATAAAATTGTACCGTTTTCCTTCAATTGTAACAAAACACTCTGCAAGTGACGCACTGACCGCATCCTTTGCATTCATCATCGAATTATTTAACATATCCCATCATTCCTTCCTACTGTACTACTACAGTCATATATAACTGGCTCATAGAATTAATTGGTTCCACCGGGAAGTTCACAACCACCGATCGTTTCGTCTGTCCCTTTTCCACCTGGATATCATCGGACTTCACCGCTTCTATAGCACGCCTTCCTGCCATCTGCTTCACATACGTTACAATATCATTCCAGAGACTCACCCGACCGGCTTCATCATTGGGAATCTTCCCCAGATACCGATTATTAAAGATTGCTGCGATATCATTTCCGATCTGATCCAGCACACGGATTGTCTGGTTACTGGAAAAATCATTTCCTTTCTCCGCCGTGTAAGATGTCAATGTGTTAATATCCCGCAAAACGCGGACCTCATCCCCTACTTTATGGAATAACAGTTTTCCAGCTGTAATCCCTTCGGAAAGCTGCGCCTGGGTATATTCTGTCTTTACCGTATACTCCCCGTTATACACCTTGTTTTCAATGGTCTCATTTACAGCACAGGCAGCTTCCGCCCCTGCAGTCCAATAAATCAGTCCGCCCGGATCTTCTTCCGTCTGATTCTCCACAGATATAATCCCTTCATAATCCGCCTGAGAATACTGGTGCATAACTGTCTGGAACTTAATGCCGTTCTCTTCTCTCATACGCTTCGTAAATGCCGCAAACAGCTCCTTCACCTGCTCCCCCGGGGCCGGGCAGCACAGGATCTGGAACGATCGGCTCTCCATCTTTTCCAGGAAACCTGTATAGTCCTGTTCTGTCACGTCTGTGCCATTCGTTCCCCCAGTCAGTGATGTACCCGCAGTTTCTGAAAGTGCTGCATCCGCCTTAAACGTTACATATTCATTATCCTTCAAATCAGCTGCGCTGATAACCGTCTGCTTATCCATCTCCTTACCAAAAAGCAGAGTCTTCACATCATACTGATTCTCATTATCCACATGTTTGGAAATAACGGTCATGAGACTATTTCCCAGAATACCGCTGTACCTTGCAGTACTGTAATTATTCGAAGCTTTCTCTCCTCCGTTTATTCTGCAAAAAATTCCCTTTGTCATGTTCCGGAACAGTTCGCGGACCGGCATCATAGCTGGATCTCCATAAGAATAACCGAAGATATCTCTGCTGTTTTTCTGAAACTCTTCTGCCGTCACCTCAAACACTTCGTTTACCGGCCCCCAGTTGAGAATCATGGGAACCGCCGCCGTTCCTCTTATTCCAATTACAGGCGATGCAGCGCCTGCGTTAACAAAGTTCATATAAGTTCCTGGAAGAACCTTATCCTGTGCTAAAAAACTACCTCCACCTAACATCTCTTCACCTTTCCTTTCATAAATCCGTTTATAGTTTCTTCTGCTCTGTTTTTCATCTGATTTCAATTCCTTCCATTGCTTCTTCCTCACTTTTTTCTCTGATGCCAAATGTGCTAAATTGTAAAGAAAAAGAGAGAAACCT